AGAGAAGCCTTATTAGAGGATGGTTCAGACAAAGCTAAGGAGTTAGCTAAAGGATTGAATCCACGTAAATGGTACGTATTAAAAGGTATCGATAGGGATAATGAATCTGATGGTGTAAAATTCTGGAGATTTAAACACAAATGGACTGGTGATGGTGTTATGGATAAACTAATCCCACTTTTCAAAATTAAAGGTGATATTACTGACCCCAGAGAAGGTAGAGATGTAATCATTGTATCAGGTAGAAACGATAAAGGACATTCAGTTGTTAATTCTATTATGTGTGATGATGTAACACTACTTACTGAAGACACTACTAACGCTAAAGAGTGGTTATCAAACCAAGAAACATATAAAGATGTTTACGCTAAGAAGTCGTTGGAGTATTTGGAAATCATTGCAACCAATAAGACACCAATATGGGATTCAGAACAAAAGATTTATGTTGCTGAAGAAGATAAAGAAGAAGCTGAATCTGCTTCATTGGAAAAAGAAATTTCATTTATGTCAAATACATCAAACGATACAGAAAAAGAAGATGTAGTAGTTACAAGTTTGGATTCTGATGATTCAGATGAAGATGAACTTCCTTTTTAATTAATATTATGACTAAGAAACCTTTGAAGAAAAAAACGTCTGATTTTTCGTCTATAAGGAAAAAGTTTTCCTCCTCTGAAAAGTACAAAGAACAAAAGTACTTGGATTTGGGGGAAGCCTTCCATAAGGCGACAGGAATACCTGGACCAGCATTGGGTCAAATCAATATGTTGTTAGGACATTCGGACACAGGAAAAACAACCGCACTAATACAAGCTGCGGTAGATGCACAGAAAAAAGGTATCTTACCTATTTTCATTATTACGGAACAGAAATTCAGTTTTGAACACGCCAAACAAATGGGGTTAAAAACTGATTATGTTGAAGGAGTTGATGAAGAGACTGGTGAGGTTACTGGTTATTGGGATGGATTTTTGTTATATAAATTAGGTTTCGACTATATTGAACAAGCCTTTGAATATGTAACAGAAGTGTTAGATGGTCAAAAAAATGGGGAGATACCTCATGATATCTTATTTTGTTGGGATTCAGTAGGTACAATACCTTGTAAAATGAGTTTCGATGGGAAAGGTGGTAATCAACATACTGCTAGGACTATATCTGAAAAGTGGGGTATGGGTCAAGCTCAAAGGATCACTTCATCAAGGAAAGAATCTTCCCCATATACTAATACAATGGTTTTTGTTAACCAACCATGGGTGGAATTACCAGATAATTCATTTGGACAACCCAAGATACAACCGAAAGGTGGACAATCAATATATTTATCCTGTGCTTTAGTATTCTTATTTGGGAATCAAAAAAGTGCTGGAGTTTCAAAACTATCTGCCACTAATAAAGGTAGAAAAGTGAATTTCGCTATTAGAACTAAAGTTGGTATCCATAAAAACCATATGAATGGATTGGGATATGCTGATTGTAGAATATTGGCGACTACACATGGGTTCATTGAAGATGATAAAAAATATATTGACTTATATAAAGCTGAACAGAAAGATTATTGGTCTGAGATATTCGAAAATGTTGGAGATGGTATTATGGAGTTTGAGATTGAAGATGATGAAACATTCATTGAAACACCTGTAGACTATTCTGATAATTGATTTATTAACCCAGTAAGATATGTTCAGTGAAAATACCCAATAGAAAAAAAACTTACACCCATACTTTAATAGTAGATGGTGATTCGTTATTAAAAACCGCCTATTTTGGTGCTAAGAACCTTTATCATAAGGATGTCCATATAGGCGGTATTTTCCAATTTCTTACAATGTTACGTAAAGTAATAAAAGAATACCGTTTTGATAGGGTATATGTCTTCTGGGATGGAAGATTTAGTGGGAGATTAAGGTATGACTTATATAAGGAGTATAAGTCTAACAGAGGTAAGGACTTCTATAATGAAACACCACCTTCCGATCCAGAGTTATACCTCCAAAAAGAAAGGGTGATGGGTTATTGTGAAGAACTATTCATTCGACAGTATAAGGATGAAATCATTGAAGCTGATGATTCCATTGCGTACTACATTTCAAAACTAAAAGAAGATGAGAAAGCTGTAATTCTATCTAACGATAGAGACTTGTGTCAACTGATTGGTGATAGAGTGGGTATGTATGTTCTAAATTTAAGAACTATCGTCACAAAAGACACTTATTCAAAGTATTTCGACCATCATCTAACTAACCTTAAACTTATTAAAATCATTTCTGGTGATAGTAGTGATAATATTAAAGGTATCCAAGGTATTAAAGAAAAGACACTTATAAAATATTTCCCTGAAATTGTTGAAAAAACTTTGACATTGGAAAATATAATTAGTAAGATTGATACTATACAAAACGAAAGGAAAAGTAGGTTGAAAAGTTTGGACAATATATTAAATAAAGTTACTGTCGGTGTACAAGGTAAGAACATTTTTAATATTAACGAAAAGATTGTCAATTTAAGTGACCCTTTATTAACAGAGACATCAAAAGAGGAATTAGATTATTTATTTGAAACCACTATTGACCCTGAAGGTAGAGAAACAAAAAATGTCATCAATATGATGATAGAAGATGGTGTGATGATGGCGATACCAGGTGGAAGAGATGGTTATATAAATTTCTTACAACCATTTTTAAGGATAATCAAAAAAGAAAAAAATTATTATTTAAAAACAAAAAAAGAGAAAGATGAAAAAAGCTTATAAAACGTACCCATATGAATTCCTATTTTTAATTAATGGAAACCCAATAGTAGGAAGAAACTTCCCTATTTATAATTTTAATGAAGATTCTTTATCGTCTATAGAATTGAAAGAGTTAGTTGATGATTGTGTAGATATACTTCAGAAACACTTTAAAAGTAAAACATATGATTATATGTATAAGTATTATAACCCTTATTTTTATTCTACAAACGAAGAAGTGTCTACAGAAAGTAATCCTATACCTAACTCTAAACCTATTAGTATTTACGAAGATGAAGATATGTTCACCTTTCAAATATTATTTAATAAAAAAGTAGTGATAGAAAAGATTTTTAGTGGTAATGATTACCCACCACAAGTAAGATATGATGTTGATGTCAGAAAAATTTTACCTAAAATCATCGATCAAATACAACAAGGTATGAATCAAAAAGAATATGAAAAAAATTACTGTGATTATGAGTTAGACTGTATATTTATTAATAAGTAAATTAAATAGAGTTATGGATAAAAAAGAAGTTAAAAACTTAGGATATTTAGGTTATAGTTTTCAGATCAAGTTGGTTAAACAAATGGTTGAGGATAGAAAGTTTTCAGAAAGTATCATTGATATCATCTCTCCTAATTACTTTGACAATGAGTATATAAGATTGATTATAGCTAGCGTTAAAGATTATAAAGAGAATTATGAAACAATCCCAGCTTATGATACCATACGTCAAATCATTAAATCAGAAGTAAGACGAGAAATTGCTAGAGAATCTGCTTTAGAAATGGTTAAAGAAATTCAAGAATCGGATAGTAAAGATTGTTTACACACCCAAGAAGTTGCCATTAAGTTCTGCAAACAACAAGAACTTAAGAAGGCTAATCAGATGATTGGTAAAATTTTAGATACTGGTGATTTTGATAGATATGAAGAGTGTGAAGAGATTTTAAAACAAGCTTTAACTATTGGCGATACTAATGATAATGGGATTGATGTATTTCACGCTATTGAAGATGTATTGAATGATGACTTTAGAGATCCAATACTAACTGGTATAGTTGGTTTAGACAACCTTATGGGTGGTGGACTCGCTAAAGGTGAGTTAGGTGTTATCCTCGCTCCCTTCGGTGTCGGTAAAACTACTTTGGTAACTAGAATGGCTAACACCGCCTATAACTTAGGGTATAATGTGGTACAAATCTTTTTCGAAGATAACCCAAAAGTTATTCAGAGAAAACATTTAACTTGTTGGACTGAGATACCATTAAATGATTTAAGTGAACATAGGGATGTCGTAACAGAGATGTTACCTAGACTTAAAAGTAAAGAAGGTAATCTTATCCTTAAGAAAATGGCTAGTGATGGTACAACAATACCACATATTAAACAATACTTAAGGAAATTAACTTCTAATGGTATGAAACCAGATATTGTTTTTGTTGATTACATTGACTGTGTTACACCAAGTAAACAATTTAAAGATGAGTGGACAGGTGAAGGTAATGTGATGAGACAATTCGAAACTATGATATCAGAATTAGATATCGCTGGGTGGACAGCAATACAAGGTAATAGAAGTTCTATTGGTGCGGAAGTCGTTCAAGCAGATATGATTGGGGGTTCAATTAAAAAAGGTCAAATTGGTCACTTCATTGTTTCAATTGCTAAAACATTGGAACAAAAAGAAGAGGGTAGAGCAACAATGGCGATTCTAAAATCTAGATTCGGAAAAGATGGAGTTATCTTTGAAGATATAGTATTCAATAACGGTACATTAGTAATAGATACTAATGATTCTAGAGATGTGTCTTTCTTAGACTTTGAAAAGGGTAGTAAGAAAAAAGATTCTAACTATATAACCGAATTATTGAAAAAAAAGAAAGAGAGTTCAGGAGGGTGATAATATAAAAGTTATCAAAATAAATAGACATATGTAATGTCGTTAAGGGAATACTCACCTTAAAAACTAATTAAATAAAAAAACAAAAAAAAACAAAAAAGAACAAAATGGATATTTCAAACAAAATATTATCAGATATAACGGTTTATATGAAATACGCAAAGTATATTCCAGAATTAAATAGGAGAGAAACTTGGGATGAATTGGTTACAAGGAATATGAATATGCACATTAGGAAGTATCCTGAATTAAAAGACGAGATAGAAGAAAAGTATCAGTTTGTATATGATAAAAAAGTGTTACCATCGATGAGGTCAATGCAATTTGCGGGTAAACCCATTGATATCTCTCCGAACAGAGTGTATAACTGTGCGTTCTTACCTATTGATGATGTAGATGCGTTCTCAGAGACAATGTTTTTACTACTTGGTGGTACAGGTGTAGGATATTCAGTACAAAAACATAATGTAGATAAATTACTACCGGTAAACAAACCACACAATAAAAGAAAGAGAAGGTTTTTAATCGGAGACTCAATCGAAGGTTGGTCAGACTCAATAAAAGTACTTATGAAGTCTTACATCGGAGAAAAAAGAAGTTCTAAAATTGAATTTGATTTTTCCGACATTAGAGCAAAAGGTGCTAGGTTAGTTACTTCTGGTGGTAAAGCGCCAGGACCACAACCATTGAAAGAGTGTATCATTAAAATTACTGGTGTATTAGAAAATAAAACTGATGGTGAAAAATTAACAACATTAGAAACTCATGATATTATATGTTATATTGCAGACGCAGTATTAGCTGGTGGTATTCGTAGAGCAGCCTTAATATCATTATTTAGTGCTGATGACGATGAAATGATTTCTTGTAAATCTGGTGACTGGTGGGAAAATAACCCACAAAGAGGTAGAGCTAATAATTCAGCAGTTCTTATTAGACATAAAATCACTAAAGAATTTTTTATGGGGTTATGGAAGAGAATTGAATTGTCAGGAGCGGGTGAACCAGGAATTTATTTATCTAATGATAAGTCCTGGGGTACGAATCCATCATTGAGAAAAGGTACTAAGGTTATCACCACAAACGGAGTATACCCGATTGAAGAACTTGATGGTAAAGAATTTGAAGTTAAAAACTTAAATGGTGAAATTAGTAACGCTAAATGTTGGTTATCTGGAAAAAACCAAAAATTATATAAGTTAACATTGAAAGATAAGACTGAATACTTTTCGACAAAAGAACATGAATGGCCTGTGTGGGACGGAGTACAGTATACTAAAGTTAATACACCATCTATTAAAGTTGGTAGTAAATTACCATTCCTGAGAGAAACAAAAATGTTTGACGGTGATTTAGGTACGTATAATGATGGGTTTTTATCTGGTTGGATTATAGGTGATGGTTGGGTATCTAATAGAAAGGAACATTCGGAGTACGGTATGATTGTAAGTGATAAGGATGATGAATCCAATATATCAGAACTACTAATAAGTACAATCCAAGAAAATGTACCATCTTTTAATGGTTCTTTTAGACGTAGGTTAAAACCAACCTTTGAAGACTTTGAAGAGACTATGACACAAGTTCTAATTGAAACAAAAACCAAAGAAGTGTCAATAAATAACATACAAGTCGACAATTATATAAAACAATTTGGTATTGTCGATAAAAATGTTGGGTTACCTAAGGCTGTGTGGGTGAATGGTTCTGAAGAATATAGAAAGGGTATTATTGATGGTTTATTCTCATCAGATGGTCATATATCAAAAAGTAAAAAAAGGGTAATATTAACCTCCAAGCACAGGTCGTTACTTAGTGATGTGTCTGAATTATTAGGGTTCTACGGTATTAAAACAACCATTAGACACAGTACGTCAACGTTAAATGATAAGATATTTGACAGATATGATTTAAGAATTAACGAGAATCAATCAATAAAACAATTTATAAATATTTTTAAATTGTCAGTACAATACAAACAAGATGAACTAGATAACTACAAATTTAATAATACACAGGATAATAATCAGGTTGAAGTTATATCTGTAGAAGAAACAGATATTTATGAGGATGTTTGGGATATTTCAGTGCAAGATGAAACACATTGTTTCCAACTATCAAAAGTAGTTACTGGAAATTGTTGTGAAATCGCACTAAGACCATTTCAATTCTGTAACCTATGTGAAGTTAATGTTTCGAATATTGAATCACAAGAAGATTTGAATGAAAGAGTTAAAGCTGCAGCCTTCATAGGGACGTTACAAGCTGGTTACACAGGGTTTCATTACTTAAGAGAGATCTGGCAAGAAACAACAGAGAAAGACGCTCTAATCGGTGTATCTATGACGGGAATCGGAAGTGGAGTTGTATTAGGTTATGATTTAGAAAAATCAGCAGATGTGGTAAAGAGAGAAAATAGTAGAGTCGCTAAACTTATAGATATTAATAAATCGGCTAGGTGTACAACTGTAAAACCTGCGGGTTGTCAGATACCATCTACGGTTATTAGGACTAATAATGGAAATATTAGTTTATTTGATATTTTTAAGATAAATGGTGTTAATTTAGATAATCATTTAGATGTGTATAGGGAATGGTACGATGTTAAAACCGATATAAAAGTTTTTGATGAAAATGGTAATGAGAATTTAATAACTAAGTTATTCGTGAATGGGTTTGAGGAAAGTGTGAAATTCACAATGGAAGATGATAGTATCATTGAATGTACACCGCATCATAAATTTATGATGTCTGATGGTAATTGGAAACAAGCTATTGATATAACGGAAGATGATGAATGGTTATATTGTGAAGAAAATATTTTATTAAATCAGATGGTATAGTGAATGGTAAACAAATAAAAAGTAAATTAAAAAACATAATAAAATGAAAATAAAGAAAAAAGAATTAACACAATCGTTTACTGTAGACATTGAAGTTGAAAATAACCCTGTGTATCAGATGGGTAATGGTACTGTGTCACATAATACTACATCTTTAACATTAGGTACATCTTCAGGGATACATGCGTGGCACAATGACTACTACATAAGAAGAATTAGAGTGGGGAAAAATGAATCAATATATAAACATTTAATTGTTCATCACCCTGAGTTGTTAGAGGATGATTACTTTAGGGCTCATGATACAGCAATTATCACTATCCCACAAAAATCACCAAAAGGTTCTATATTAAGAACTGAATCACCTTTCGACCTTTTGGAAAGAGTTAAGAAGGTAGCAACGGAATGGGTAAAGAGTGGACATAGAAATGGTTCCAATACACATAACGTTTCAGCAACTATATCTTTAAAAGATGAAGATTGGGATTTATCTGGTGAATGGATGTGGACTAACAAAGAACATTATAATGGTTTATCTGTATTACCATATAATGGTGGGACATATACTCAAGCACCTTTTGAAGATATTACGGAAGAAGTGTATAACGAAATGGTGAAACATTTAAATAACATTGACTTATCCCAAATTGTGGAATCAGATGATAACACAACATTAAGTGGTGAATTAGCGTGTTCAGGGGGTTCTTGTGAAATTAATTAAAAAATGAAGACCATAACAGATGACTGGATATATGAGTTATATGTAAAAGAAATCATAAACCACAATAATAAA